ATGGAGATACCTGAGTATGTGGTACAGCCTACAGCAGAGCATGATAAGTTTCACAGGTTCACTAAACGCTGGGGTATCGTAGATAGACGCCTACTATATGATGTTAAGGATGAACGTGTTGTATTCCCGATACACTACAAAGGGCGCATCATTGATGCTAATGGGCGTGCAGTGGGCGATAAGCTGCCTAAGTGGTATCGCTATACAGGTAAGGCAGACTACTACACTGTAGGGACGGGTTCAACACTTCTAGTATTAGAGGATTGTGTGTCAGCTATGGTTGCTTATCAGGAGTTCCCTAATGTAACAGCTATGGCTATCCTAGGCACAGCCCTTACGTCTGCGCATATGAATAAAATAAGCGAGTATGACAATGTTATTGTAGCACTAGATCCTGATGCTGCACACAAGACCTTGCAGTTTAGCAGAGAGATAGCACTATGGACCAATGCAAATTGTTTAGCCTTTAGGCTTGACGATGACATCAAATATAGGCTAACTGATGACCTAGAACGATTAAAGGAATTACTATCATGAACGATCTTAAAGATTTTCTTAAAGAGATGGGCCTAGAGAGTGTCCACCCTAAGCCCAGCGCAGAGAAGCCTGACTATATGCAGCCAGGTTATTATGTAGATCCACGAAACAAATACGGTGAGGTTCCATTCTAATGATTAGTGAGAACCAACTAGAACTGTTTGAAAAGGTTGTACAGCATTACGAAGATGGACTTGAGTGTAATAACTGTGGTGTAGTACAACCTGTTGAGAACTTTCAGCACATGGTATCAGGTGAGATAAAAAGAAAGTGCCGCACTTGTGCTAGGGAGCAATCCAATCTGGTTAGTTATTTAAAGAAGTTGCACCCGTATCCTGACGACAGTTACACTTGTCCCATATGTGATCGCAGCATTGATGAGATAGGAAAGAAGGGACAGAAGAGATTACAGAACTGGGTGCTGGATCACTGCCATGATACAGAAACATACAGAGGTTGGCTGTGTCATCATTGCAATACAGGACTGGGTGCATTCAAAGATGACATCAATAGAATTAAAAATGCCGTAGCGTACCTACAAAACCATGAGGAGATAGCACATGATTGAAGCAACTTACATTGCCCACATGGGTAGTGACTTGACCGTAGCTAACGCTGCACGAGTGTCATTTGGTAAGAAATCTGAGATGGAAGACGATCCTTGGGGGCCACCAAAGCTCAAGGCTAAGGATGATAAGCTCATTCGCTACCTCGCCAAGCATCGTCATATCAGTCCCTTTGGGCATTGCTTCGCAAGCTTCCATGTCAAGTCTCCTATCTTTGTAGCAAGGCAGCTAGTCAAGCATAAGTTCTTGAGATGGAACGAAATATCTAGGCGCTACGTAGATGATGAGCCTGAGTTCTATGTACCTGACGTATGGCGTGGGCGCAGTGCTGACAAGAAGCAAGGTAGTGATGGTGTCGTTGATGTAGGTGACTGGGGTGATACTAACTGGGCATGTCTCAAAGCCTACAACGATCTTCTTGAGCATGGTGTAGCACCTGAGATGGCACGTATGGTGCTACCACAGTCAACCATGACTGAGTGGTACTGGTCAGGTAGCCTTGATGCCTTCGCTGACATGTGCAACCTTAGATGCAAGCCTGACACACAGGCAGAGACACGAGAGGTAGCACGACAGATTGACCACAAGATGATTGAGCTATTCCCTGTGTCATGGGATGCACTAACGGAGGATGACGATGACTAAACTGTATGACTTAGAGCCAATGATAATGGACTGCTGGCATGTATGCGATGACCTACAGGTTATCTTCAAACAGATAGGTGATGGTGAGCGTGATCCTACACAAGACGAACTGATGAACGCCCTGCTTGGTATGCAACAAGTGTACCAGTGGAAGTTTGAGCAGTTGTTCTTCAAGTATGAGGAGGTACTACGTGACAGACAATGAATGGCCTTTAGAGGCAGACTTTAGTGACATAAGACCTATGACACCAGAGGAACGTAAGGCTTCTCAAGAACGTGAAGAAAAGAATAAGTGGCGCAAGTGTGTCAGCTGTGGTAATAAAAGTAGAGGCACATGGTGTGGCTTCTGTCTGGAGGAAGAATGATTCGTAGTGAATGGAAGCGTTTGATGAAAGAGAACCAAGACTTTAAGGAGAGTGTATTGGCTGAGCATAATAGAATAGAACCGCCAGTTACGGCAGCGGATAATGTCAACAACCCAGCGCACTATGGTAAGGGTAGCATTGAGTGCATTGACTACATCGAAGACTTCCTAACCACAGAGGAATACATAGGCTACCTTCGTGGTAACATAGCTAAGTACCTACACCGCTGGCGTTACAAGAACAAGCAAGAGGATCTACTCAAGTCACAGTGGTACTTGGATAGGTTGATAAAGTTACAAGGAAAGGACAAGTCATGATACCTGTAGGTCAATTACGTTTGTTGCTCACCAAGGCAGGGCTTGAGTATGTCATCACCCGTGTTGAGGGTAACGTAGCACACGTTAACATTCTTGTAGCGGAGGGTTCAGATGTTCACAGTTGAGTACGAGTCAGACGCAGAGGTTATCACAACCCTGGACCAACACGATCAGCACGAGGATGTTGAAGTTATCTTAGGTGACGATGGTGTTGTCTACATGCGACAGTTTGAACCAGAGATGGAATCATATCAGATGTTAATCATGAGTAGCCAACAGTTCTTAGACATCATGGCTGCGTACAAGAGTAAAGAAGGCTCATATTATCTGGAGGTTAGACATGAGTGATGAAGGAATGTATTTTTTGGGTGGTGCTTTCGTAGTTTATCTGTTAGCACTACCCTTGTTCTACCATATGGTTGAGCCAGAAGACCCTGAGGAGGATAACTCTGGCCCTATCAAGTTTGCAATAGCTTGGCCTTTGATAGCACTAGAAGTTATATATCGCATTGTTGTAGGAGACACAAGAAATGATGGAACTGGCACTGATTAAGACGTTACTAGATCGTAACTTCTATGACCAACACAAGGGCATCCGCTGTCCTGATAAGATATTCAGCAAGGATGTACGCAAGATCAAGCAAGCACTGGATGGTGCCATGGAAGCGTATGATGGTGACTTAACTGTCGCTGACTTAGAGGCTGTGTTCAACCGCATGAATGCTAGTATGACTACAGCTACACGCGGTGCCTATGAGGATCTGTTCAAGCGTATCGCAATCACTGAGCCTATCAAAGAAGAGATAGCACAGGACACACTGTCACAGTTATTCCAGCAGCATGTTGGTGATCGTGTAGCTAACTTGGGCTTTGACTTTGTTAATGGTACAGAGGATAGCCTTGAACCTTTGCGACTACTACTAGAGGAATACAAGAATGATTTTACTCCTAATCTGCGCGTTGACTGGGATGACAATAGCCTTGACACAATCCTTGATGCAACGCTTCTGGAATCACGATGGGGATTTAACATCTCTTCACTGGCTCGTAGGGTGGAAGGCGTTAGTGGTGGTCATCTTGTGTTGGTTGGCGCTCGTCCCAATACTGGTAAAACTTCTTTCCATGCCAGTCTTATAGCTGCATCAGAAGGGTTTGCCCATCAGGGTGCTAAGTGCATTGTGTTGTGTAACGAAGAGGCATACACCCGTGTGGCTGCACGGTACATTAGTGCTTCAGCTAACATGACGATGAAAGAAGTACGTGAGAACAAAGCACTAGCACACAAACGCTATGAGCCTATCCGTAAGAATGTCTTGTTCAAGGACAGTACAGGTAAGGGTATGGCATGGGTTGAGTCTGTTGTTAAACAGGAGAAGCCTGACATTGTAGTGCTTGACATGGGTGATAAGTTCGCAGATATAAGTAGTGAACGCAGTGACATCACACTCAAGACTGCCGCTATTCATGCACGTAACATTGCTAAGCAGTATGACTGTTGTGTGATCTGGATGTCACAGCTATCTGCTGAAGCAGAAGGTAAGGCTGACCTTAACCAGTCAATGATGGAGGGATCTAAGACAGGTAAGGCTGCAGAGGCAGACCTAATGGTCTTGATCGGTAAGACGCAACAGGCAGAGGGTGAGGATGAAGATCCAGTACGCTACCTCAACCTAGCCAAGAATAAGCTGAATGGGTATCAGGGTAAGATCACCTGTGTCTTGGACGGATCACGCTCTATCTACTCAGCTTGAGGTGAGACATGAGATTAGTATTAGACGTTGAGAATAGTACCACAGTACGCAACGGCAAGAAACATATGGACCCTTTTGAGATTAGTAACCATCTAGTCCAAGT